GATGCAGCTCATTAAGATGTTGGCAGACATAGCCACCAGCTTTGCCAACGGACGCATACCCGAAATGCGAGTCAGCGAATGGAAAGATATTGCAGCCGATTGTGCTGGCTGGGAGTTGAACGATGAAGTTATAACGACAGTATGATGGCACAGTGTATTCACGATAAGAACTACTATGAGCGAAGTGAGGTCAGCAACAGCGACCTCACCGAACTCAAAAACTTGCTCCATCCGCATGAGCAGTACGGTGACAAGGAAGCTGCGTTTCGCTTCGGCTCGCTCGTCGATGCCATCATCACGGAACCCGACCGCGTGAACTACTACCAGTACACCGTGGACGATGTGCAGTACACCGAAGACGAGTTCCTTCATGCACAGGAAATGTACCGTTCACTACGTCGCGAGGCTCGCAATGATGCTTTCCTTGCAAAGGTGCTGGAGATAGCCGACACACAGTGCTGCATGGTAAACAAGCAACAGCCGTTCGAGTATGGAGGTTTCAATTTCACACTCGACACTCGTTGCAAGTGGGATTGGTTTCTCTCCTGCTTCGGATTCGGTGGCGACCTCAAAACGACTTTCGCTTCTACACAGAAAGAATTTGATGAGGCGGTGGACTTCTTCGATTGGGACAGGAGCCGTGCATGGTATATGGACATTGCACACTCCGACCGTGATTTCATCTACGGCATCAGCAAAAAGAATAGCTGCGTATTCAAGAAGTTCATCAACCGTGACGATGCAATCTACAAGCGTGGACGTGAAAAGTATGAAGAACTTGCTTTCCAATACTGGTGCTTAAATCTATAAAAGACTACGACTATGGAAGAGAACAAAACAACTCAAAAGCAATACGTTCTGTCACACTTGAAACAGTTTGGCAGTATCGAGCCACTTACAGCTCTGCGCGAATACGGCTGTTACCGTCTTGGTGCCGTGATATTCGACCTCCGTTCTGAGGGGTACAACATCATCACCGAAAGGATGGAAGCCAAGAGTAAAATCACTGGCAGACCAGTGCAGTTTGCAAAATACATTCTTCATGCCTAATATGAGTACACTCCAACATCATCTGAAGATAGAGCCGTACCCATATCAGCGAGAGGGTATCTGCTTCGGGCTTGACAAGCGTCGCTTGCTCATCGGTGACGAGCCTGGACTTGGCAAGACGCTACAGTCCATCGGCATCGTCGATACTGCCAACGCCTACCCTGCCCTCGTCATTTGTCCGTCCTCGCTCAAAATCAACTGGCAACGCGAGTTCGAGAAGTTCACTGACAAGAAAGCACTCGTACTTGACAATGCGACACGCACGGCATGGCCTTACTTCCTCCAAATGGGAATGTTCCATGTTGCCATCGTCAACTATGAAAGCCTACGCAAGTATTTCGTGTGGGACATACAGGGTGGCAGTCGTGGCGGTTTCCGTCTCAAAGATGTAGTGTTCAACGATGCCATTAAGGTGTTCCGCTCGGTTATCATCGACGAAAGCCACCGTGTCAAAGACCCATCAGCACAGCAGACCATCTTCACTCGCGGCATCGTCGATGGCAAGCAATGGCGCATACTCCTGTCGGGAACTCCTGTTGTGAACCGTGCAGAAGACTTGGTTAGCCAACTATCCATCATGGGGAGGCTACAAGAGTTTGGCGGTCGCGGCAAGTTCCTCGCTGACTATGGAGAGGACGGTAACCTTGACGAACTGTCACGCCTACTCTACGACCGTTGTATGATACGACGCGAAAAGTCAAAGGTGCTCACCCAACTTCCCGACAAGACACGCACAGACCTCTACGTCGAAATATCCAACCGAGAGGAGTACGCCCTTGCACAGGAAGACCTCGCTGAGTATCTGCGCCAATATACAGAATGCACCGACCGCGACATCAGGCGCAAGATGCGCATGGAGGCTCTTGTGAAATTCATGACGTTGCGCTCTCTCTCTGCCAAAGGAAAGGTGAAACAGGCTGTTGATTTTGTACGTGTTTTCCTTGCCTCCGGCAAACCTCTCATTTTGTTCTGCTCCCTACATGAGATTGTTGACGAACTCTGCAAGGTGTTTCCCGAAGCTGTCCGGGTGACAGGTCGCGACAGTTCTGCGGAAAAACAAGCAGCCGTCGATAGCTTCCAACAGGGTGCCAGTCCGCTTATCATCTGCTCCATCAAAGCTGCAGGTGTCGGCCTCACGCTCACAGCATCATCCAACGTGGCTTTCATCGAACTGCCGTGGACGTATGCCGATTGCTGCCAGTGCGAAGACCGTGCGCACCGCATTGGGCAGAAAGACAACGTGACATGTTACTATCTGCTCGGCCAACGTACCATTGACCCTGTCCTGTATCGCATCATCCACAAAAAGAAGTCCATCGCCAATCAGATAATGGCGGCTGATGATGAGATACCATCCAGTGAAATCTATTTCGACGAACTTGCAACCGCCTTTATGAACGATGAGACATGACAGAAATATCCAACCGTCACTTCGACATCATAATCAACAAACTGCCTCGCATACTTGCAATGGCACGTAAGCAGGGGAAATCGCTAACGCTTCGACAATTAGAAGACATACGACAACTACAGTTGCTACATGAACAATTCACCAAAAAGTTAAACAACAAAAAACAACAAAAGTTATGACAAGACAAGACATCGCACACGAACTGGTGAAGCGCACAAACCTCACCACTTCACAGGCAACACATGCCGTTGAGGGTGTTATTGACATCATCGCCGACGCTCTCACAAAAGACGAACCAATCATGCTTCGTGGTTTCGGAACCATCAAGACCGTGCAACGTGCAGCAAAGCCAGCACGAAACATCAACACTGGTGCAACCATGATGCTTCCACCGCGTAGGCAAGTGAAGTTCATCGCGTACAATCAACTTCATGAACGCATCAACCGCAATGAAAACGCCATTTAACCTGTACTCCACAAAGGGAGGAAACAAGTACCACGCCGAGAAGTCGGGTGGCTACGACTCTCGCAAGGAGCACAGACGCGCTAATGAATTGCGGCTGATGCAGCGTGCCGGGCTAATCAGTAATCTTCGCGAACAGGTAAAGTACGAACTCATACCTACTCAACGCGATGCTGATGGTAAACTCATTGAAAAAGTCTGTTACTACGTCGCCGACTTCGTTTATACCGACGAACATGGCAATACGGTAGTAGAAGACATAAAGGGAATGCGAACAGACGTGTACCTTATCAAGCGTAAACTGATGCTTCACGTACACGGCATAAGAATTACTGAACGATAATCCAACTTGAACTATGGGTAAGCAACTTATCAAAACCACCAACTATTTTTCCCATGACAGTAATGCCCGGAATGATGAAAAACTCGTAAAGGTGCGCATGGAACATGGTGCTGAGGGTTATGGAGTGTATTTCATGATACTGGAGAGGTTGAGGGAAGAACGTGGATACATGAGTGCCAAAGATTATAATATGATAGGCTTTGACCTTCGTGTTGATGCTGCCCTTGTCAAGGCTGTTGTTGAAGACTACGGGCTATTTGCCTTTACCGATGATGGCAAACGCTTCTACTCCGAAAGTTTCAATAACCGTATGGAGGCAAAGGACACTTTGAGCCAACGCCGTTCAGAAGCAGGAAAGAAAGGAAATGAGAAACGCTGGGGAAAGTCCGATGGCACAAAGCAAATACAAATCGAACCAACGATGCCACAGACAACGCCAATCACACAAACTGCTGACAATGATGAGTGTCTGAAACGCTTCTTTGGAAACAGCGGCAATCTTGAAGTGTTGCTCATGAACTTCGGACTGCAACCCAACGACCTGCCCAAGCTGCGCAAATTCGCAAATGAGGTTGTCAATGAATGGAAGATGTCAGAAAAAAGACACTCCGACTATACCGACTGGTCGCAACACCTTATAGCCACGATGCGCATCAAGATTAAAGACAGAGGTCAGCCAAAAGCCTCTGATGCAAGCAAAGAAACAGAACCTCCTGCACCTGCCGACTATCAATATGACGGGGGATTTGGGAGCAAAGATGTATAACCAATAAAACAATTACCACTATGGAATTTGAAATCGAAGAATTGAAATCGCAGATTGAAGCGGTTGTAAAAGACGAAAAGAAGTCACGCGATGCTCTGACGGAAGGCGGCAAGTACAAACTGAAACGCAATTCTTTCGTGTCGCTTGATGAGAAAGGTATGCTAAAGCCCGACATCATTGCATCGGAGTTCGCACTCATTCAGCAAAAGAAATCAAAACTCAGTGCTGGCGAGCGTAGTGTTATCAATCAGATTGTCTTCATGGCCATGCAGCTTGCAGCAGAAAAGAAGTTCCGAGAAAGCAAGGCTCCCGAACAGGCAAAAGAAGATGCTCCGAAACGGAAGGAGCATCGCACACCACGAAAGAAGAAGTCTGACAACAAAACAGAATGATGATGGAAGAGACCAAACAGCCAACCGGGCAGGAACAGATACAGACGGAGGAAGAGCGTAAAGCCGAGGAAGAGCGCAAGCGTAAAGCGGCCGTTCTTGCCAAGATGCACGTCAGCACACTTAACCAGTGTGTGGAGCGCACGCGGAGACAGTTGCAGCAAGAATATGAACGGTTGCAGGACTTGTCTGTACAAGAAGTGTTCAATGCTCATGCCAATACACTCTTGTGGGTGGCAAACAACGTGGTACTGGCACACCAGCGTCGTAAGTTCGTTGTCGATGATAATAACCGCGACGTGCTGCGCTTCCTCCTCTACTACTTCAATGGCTGTCCGCTTGCAGAAGAAGTGTTCCCTGGACGCGGCTACAAGTTGCACAAGCATATCATGCTGCAAGGTGCCGTCGGTACTGGTAAAACAATGCTCATGCAAGTGTTCTCTGAATATCTGCGCATCACGGAAAATCCTCGCTTCTTTCATAACCTGTCGGTCACACAGATGGTCAACTACTACACGCTGCACAACAATCTCGACCGATACACTTTCAACGAGGAGGAAAACAGGGGATTCAAGTGTATGCCTGTAAACATCTGCCTCAACGACATCGGAGTACAGTCCACCAAGTTCTACGGAACGGACACCGAGACACTAACCAACGAGTTTCTTCATGCTCGCAATGAGATTTGGACGAACTACCACAAAATGGCACACCTCACCACAAACCTCACCACCGAGCAACTGAAACAGAAATACAAGGATGGCTTCGGGCGACTGCTCGACCGATTCAAGACCTACAACATCATCCCTCTCACTGGCGAAAGCCGACGATAGTTCATTTAGTATTCACCAATAAAATCAAAACAAGTATGGAAAAGCCCATCATTTCTGAACTCCAGCCATTGTTTTGTTCTCGTGCCTCTATCATCAAGGCAAAGGAAACAATGGCAAGTACCAACCTCGACTGCCAGCTGCGCTTGCGCATTGCTGATGGAAGAGACATCGCACTGAACATTGACCGCAATAACATCGGTGTCATACTCGACACTCAACTGAATGCGGTCGAGGAAAGCATCAGCCAGTTATTAACCAACGAGGAAACAACAGAAGAACAACCTCAAAACGAATTAAATCATGAACAGTTATTTTGAAGTCGGTGTCCGCTACGACAAGACAATGGATGACGGAGTTGCTCGCAAGGTTACGGAAACTTACCTCCTTGACGCTCTCACGTTCACAGAAGCGGAAAAACGTGCCACAGAAGAAATGGAAGCCTACATCAGTGGAGAGTTCCGCGTGGTCACAGAGAAGATAACAAATATCTCCGAGGTCGTCACTACAGACGATGATTCTGCCGATAAGTTCTACAAGGTCAAGCACAATCTCATCACCATTGACGAGAAAACAGGCAAGGAGAAAAAACAACCGCAGTACATCATCATTCAAGCTGCCAGTGTTGACGATGCTCGCGACCGCTACAAACAGTATATCAAAGGCTGGCTCGTCGATGTGGTACTGGAGGCTGTCAGCGAAACAAAGTACATGGATTATTTCACCTACAAGTCAAACTAAAACTGTATCATTATGAACAACAACATTAAAAGCATTTTGGGTATGGTGGCAGTAGAGCCACGTCAGTGCGACACATGCCCCTGTGAGAAAACCAACTGTAAGAAGATTGATGCTGACGGCATCGGCCAGTTCTGCTTGGTCTCAAAGGAGAATGTTGACAAGTTAAAGGATAACCGTCCTGTAACAGAACGTATCAAGACGTTTGAAGATG